GTAGGCAGTAACATTAATCTCTGATTAGTGTTATCTTAGGTCAGAAAATAATAAGGGTATTTAGCCCTTATGTAATCTGAAGTTATTGACGGGGACTCATCAATCCTCGAATCTAACTTAATTCCTATGAACATTGGATCTTTAAGGAAGGCTAACTGTAGATTTGCATCTAACAGGAAACCTATACCCTTTTGATCCGATAACCGTTTTATCTTAGTATCTAGAAAATCTAAATACTTTGATAAGAAGACATAATTCCCTAGATGGGCACTTTCGTGCATAATCTGGTTAAAATATCTGCGGATGGAAATAGCACCTTTTAAGGTCCTATCCCTCCAACGATCAAGTTCGTAAAGTGGGTCAAAATACAGGTCCCTCTCCGCAAAGGAGAGGCCTCTTGGATTAAGACCGAGACCTCCATTAACCTCTGGTGATTCCACCAGGGGGGTAAGGAGGTCCCTACGCTTCTTATCGACAACCCTTGGTATTCTACCAATGGCACGGGCATAATTGACCAAAAGGCTAATATTTTCATATTTACCTTTAGGCTTTACACCTTTGTTAACTGAATCTTTTGTGATTAAAAAACCACAAAACTCAGCTATGCGATTTGAAGTTATACACTTATGGGAACTGACAGGAATATCATACTTAGCAAGAAGCTCATAATAAGCCTCTGCAAGTACTTTATCTGATATTACAATGTCATCACCTAGCACACGATACTTGTCTTTAGTAGATTGACCAGTTAAGAAACCGGCCATCCTAACAAGTCCGTGTTGCCCTAAGGCTAACAACGGAAATGAGCCATACAGGCCCATAGCCTGCCCGCAGCCATATTCAATGATACCGTAAGGTGTCTTGAACTTAGCCTGGGCAGTCACTCTGAATGCATCCAGCCAATCTTTTGGAATCCCAGATTTCTCTAGGAATTTCAATTGCAACCAAAGGGGAAACCTATCGGTTGCGGACTTTAAGTCAATAGAGTAGACAGTTTTACCTGCTCTCAATTGCTCAGAAGCCCAATTGGCGCCTTCCTCTTGATCAAACGTGCAGTCTTC